GGGCTGCCTCGGATGGCCCCGGTTCGTACATGACGCGAGCGGCGCCGGTCAGTTTCCCAGGCGGGCCGACTGATAGGCGTTTTGGTAGGCAGAAAGCACTGCCTGCGGCGCGCCAACGCAGGTGGTGACAAGCGCTGTCAGCGACTCATCTGACAGCTTCTCGTCAAAGGCCCAATTGGCAATGATGTCCTTGAGCTGGCCGACCTGGATGTCTATTTCTGCCACCGTGGCCTCATGCCAAGAGAGACCGTCCTCCTGGACCTTCTTCGCATGATCCTCACGGACGGCGTTCCACTTGTCGAAGTGAGCAGCCAGGGCCAGGCGATCCAGGTACTTAAATTCGAACTCAACGCTGACCGGATCAGCGCCCACGCGCGGGATGGCGACCTTCGTTTTGAAGGTCGGGTTTTGAGCAATCTTGATCTTCGCCATGACTTACACCGCCGCAGCGTATCGGGTTGGGCGAGCGGCCAGAGACAGCGTGACAGTCCGGGTCATGATGCTGTTCCGGGACAATGTAGGAGTAGACGTGATCGAGACGTATGCGTGGTAGTAGATGACGGAGCCATTGGGCAGAGTCAGCCGCACAACGCGAGGCTCGCGATCTTCATCAGCCGCCTCACAAACCGCAACGTAAGGAAGCGATGGGTCATCAGCAACGGTGATAGCCATGCTGATCGGAGACTTCGTTGTCGGCAGTTGACGGTCGTCCGACTCTTCAAGGAAGCCGAAGGTGGTGAACTGCTGTTCACCACCAGAGCTGTTGCTGTCGGTAACTTGGCTGATTTGCGCCCAACCACTCGCAGCACGGACAGCCCCTGCCCCCGCTCCAGCGGTATAGACCGTGGTGTTGGTGGTGTTGACGCCTTCCAGTTCGAACGAGCCGGCATCAGAACCGGCGACACGAACAACCTTATCGTTCAGGCGAGTCCAACCCGAAGTCACCACCAAAATGTCGCCATTCGACAGGCCGTGCGCAGCGGCATTTGCCACCGCAGGGTTAGCGTTACTGATGGCGGTCACTGGAGTCGGTGGGCTGAATGTGGCAGCAATTTCAAGGATGGAGCCGTTGGGGAGAATGGCGCTCATGTATTTCCCTCTGTTTAGAAATGACAAAACCCGCTCAATGGCGGGTTCAGGGTTTGCCCAACGGGCGAATTTTGGATGGACTGCTACTCAGGAATTCGACAGCTCTCGTATTCCTCAAGGGGCAGTCCTGATGCGGAGCCAACGACGACACCGGTCAGCCCACAATGAGGACAACAGGCATGTTTCTCGTTGTGCCACTTCGCGATTTGGTCCGGTTTCGACCATTGGCCGCAGGCGCTGCAAATGCATTTTTCGCTAGCGTTGATCTCCTCACGGTTGCTCCAACCATGATCGTCGGCTGACTCATCCAGCCACTGTAGGCGCGCCTTCGTTGCATCATCCATGGAGGAGTCCGATTACGTCTGTTCAGGAATCGATTCTAGCGCGACGTCGCTCAGTTGGTGTCGGACCGATATTGGAACGAAGCAGATACCGTGAAACTGTTGCCGTCTGGAATTCCTGGGCCGGGCGCAACCGGCGTCATCACTGACACGATCAATCCGGTGCGAGCAACGCGCAGATTCAAGGGGAACAAAGCCGCCAACTCATCCACGATGCTGCTTGCCTCGGTCCGGTACTTCCCGGACGGCGTCACGATATTCACCTGAAACACGCCGGTATAGAGGCGGTGATCGCCGCTTAGCGTGTTGCTGGCCGTGACTGACGGCAGCGTGAAGGCTCGGAGATACGTCTCGGCGGCGCCTGGCGTATATGCCTCGTTCTCCACCACGACCTTCAGTGGCTTGGCTCTAGCCTTGGCCCAGGCAAGCAGGCGCGACTCGAACGCTGCAGCGATGATGTTGTGGCTCATACTTTATGGTTCCTGATGGCCTCCAGGACAATTTGCTGGAAACGCGCCTGAGTGATTCGCACCATTCCCCCCGGAGCCTGGTCGGAATGGCCGTACTCTAGCGGTATCGCATAAGGCAAATTGTTCACAATGAAGGCCGTGGTTCCTGCCCGGAAGAAAATCGACCCTTCTGCGATGCGTGCTGTTGCTGCCGCTCCGGTCGGATCAACCACTCCAAGCGTCCCTTCCGGCGGCGCATCGATGGACATCTGCCAATTGCCACGGAATCGCCCGGTATCTACCGGAGACATTCGAATCAGCGAGTTACCGATTTCAATGATGATCTCGCGAAGGCTAGCGTCCACCGCCTCTTGGGCCTGTTTGGCAAACTCGGCCAGCTGGAGCGAAAAGCTGCCTTGCCGGCCTGCGTAAGTGTTCATGAACGGACCTGCAATTCGTATATCAGCGGCGTGCCGGCTGGGTTGACCTCCTTAACGTTGATCACCGTCCAGGTATTCCCCTGGATCTCGGCAGTGATCATTGGCTTCGGCTTCCAATCCAAGCCCAACGCCGCAATCTTCAGCTTCTTGTCGCCACGCACTATCAGGGTGTCGGCTTGAAACTCGAAGCCGGTGAAATCGAGCAGCATGCCCTGGGCTATTTGCTCGAGGATGACCTCCGCGCCTTCCGGATTGTCAGGATCGTATCCCCCAGGCTGAACATCGCGCAGCGTAACTGCTTGGCCGTACTGTGTGATCAGCCGTAGGGCTGTTGCTGCCATCCGGTCGTAAAACTCACTCATCGGTTAAGCCCTTACAGCGAACAACCCACGTTTGAGAAGGTAGTCCGCAAATTGCGTGCGGCTTGGCCTATCCGGAGCAGCCGGAAGCAGCCTGCCGCTGGTATTGGAAATCGTCGCGTACTCAGTCTCGACGGCGCCTTCGACCCGCTCCCGAATAACCGCGCCCTTGCGCGTCTCGATAGGATCGATGTCGTCACGATGAATCTCCGCTGCGAGAGCCATTTGGCCGTAAGGAATGCGCGCCGGAAGGTAGTCGTTCGGCTTGATCTCACAATCCAGTTGAATACCCCGGCGCGGCCACGCCAGGGCCTGATCGCTAGACATCTTCTGCCCTTTCCAGGCCATGCCATTCATCGCCAAGGCGGCCCGGCGAAGCAGTGCTTCTTGCGCGGGGGTATCCGCAGGGATGGCGACGCCGAATTTCGCGGCGTAACGGACTAAATCCTCAGCGCTCGAATAGCTTTCGGCATCAGGCTTACCAGTGCCGTCCTCGATGATGAGTGTCATGGAATCAGCTCGCAGGAATGAGTTTTACGATTTCAGCCTTCGGCGCCTTCGGATCGAACTCAATGCCCTGGGCAGTGAGCCAATTCCTCAGATCCGCCACTCCCATTTTGGCCGGATCTGTTTCCACTGCGCCACCGGCTTCGACAACATCCACTTGAACCTTGGCGGTCCTGTAGGCATCGAGGACGACCGGCCAATCGCCGATCACTGTGACCTTCGTTACGCCCGACTCCGGCTTCTCGAAATAAACGGGGTTGCGATAACGCTTGTCTGGATCGAAGTCCCTGGTTTGCGCCGAATAAGTAAGCTCCATGTCGCTCTCCAAAAGCGGCCCGTTACAGGCCGCTGGCTAAAGGTGAACGCCTTTAAGGCGCGGACAGGTCGATCAAGACGCCTGCAGTAACCTTGTCGCTGGTTGCGTACTTGGTCCAGTTAGCGCCGGTTCCGATAGCAGCCAGGTTAGGGTTCACACCACCGGTAGAGTCATTCCAGCTGTAACCCAGAAGGTCCAGGTTGAATGTCCCTTCGGCGCGGAAGCCCATCGCCAAGTTTTCCTGGGTGTTGATCGGGTACGAACGGAAGCCCGGAGCTTGAGACTCTGTGATTTTGATCGCGCCGGCTTGCAGGCCGAAGATGGTTTCCGCTGGGATCGTGTCCGAGACCAGAACGGGCTTGCCCATGGTTCCAGGTTGGCCGCCGTAGATGACCACACCCGCCTCTTCGTAGACCTTTTCGGTAATGGCCTGATCGACCATGTCGAAGTAGGTGGCCGAGTCCATGGTCCACAACGCAATACGACCGAAGCGATCGCCAAACTTGCGCATGCCTTTGGTCAGCGCCTTCTTGCCCTCGGTGGCGAAGCTGGCAGTGGCAACCATGTTCGGATTTGCACCGATAGCAGCCTTCAGGGCTGCCATCGCGTACTGGATGTATCCTTCGAGAACCGCATCGGCGTAGTCAATCCCCACCAGTTCGGAAAACTCCTCCGGGGAACGTGCTCGGCGCTTAAACGCCTCTTCAGTGGTTTCGTAAGGACCGTACTTGAACGGCACCTTCACACCGACCATCTCACCAGAGCCGATCTTCTGGCCGGCCACCGTTGCAGTCGAGTTGACGTCACGGTGTGCGATGGAGCCGCCGAGCTTGTAGAAAGCACGCTTGCGCAAGTCACCTTCGATCAGCTCGTTATCCAGCACCAGAGCGCCATTGGAAGAAGCGTTGAACACATCGATCACATCCTGGATACGCTCCAGGTAGGCGGTCTGGGCAAGATCGTTATAAACGATCATGTCCGTGTTGACGGTAGTCGGCATGGGTTACTCCTTTATTTAGGCAATTTCAGGTAGGCGTCCTGGCCGTGCTTCGTGATGAATTCACGCTTGGCCGAAGGCGTCATTTCGGAGCGTTTCAGCGCGGCATTACCGCTACCCCCGCCCGGGGCATTGGTTCCTGAAGCCCTAGGCCACAGATGAGGTGCGCTTTCGCGCAAGGATTCCGCCCATTCGAGCGGCGTCAGAGGGGTCTTGCCGTCTTTGCCAAGGATGGCCTGGCCTTCCTTATCGATCGCAACTGCTTCGCCCTCTTCATTGAGCGTGAACTGCCCTTTGGCACGCAGAATCAGATCCTCCGCTGCCTCAGGAAGCGCTCCAGCCTTGATGGCCGCAGAACGGATGGAGTCGCCCAAGACCTTGTCCCGGAACTTGCTCGCGAAGGATTCGGCTTTGTCAGCACGTTCCTTTTCCGCCTTGAGTTG